TGGCATGTCGTTTCTTTTTTCCAAAAAAAGTTTACGCGGTGTGTTTACGCCTGCTAACCCTAGGGCTTCGTTGCGTCGTAGTTGTTGGATGGCTCGTTTGTTGTTTACATAGGCTGCGCCTCGTTTGGAGTTGCAGGATTTGCAGGCTGGTACGAGGTTGTCTAGGTCGTCTGTGCCGCCTGCGTCGAATGGTATGAGGTGGTCGGCGTCTGTGGCTGGTTGGCGTTTACACCAATGGCAGGTTGGTTGGTTGGCTAGGACTTCTTTTCGGTTGCGGTTGAATTCGGGTGTTGCGCGTCTGGTCATTGTGGTTTCTCCTACCGCCCTTGGCTTCGCCTGCGGTTGGTTTCATGCTACACATCGAGTTCTCGGTAGGTGTCCCTCCCGCCGTTTGTGGGTTGTCTCCACCGGTCGCCGTTTGAATCCTTGTAGGGCCGTCACCGTCGTGTTTATGTCGTTCATACGCTGCTCAAGGCTTCGAGCCGTTTCGGGCAAGCCTCGTCTACCCACGTTCCCGTGTAAACACCAGCAGAGTGCAAACCCCTACGTGGCCGTGGTTGTCTTCAATTGTGGCGGAGTTTAGTCAAACAATGACAGATGGGTGGTCACTTCATCACGGCGCACCAAATGATGCTGTCCGTCGTAGGTCCTCAAAGCGTGACAGTTTCGACATACGACATCGCATTTTTCCAGTTCATCGCGTATGTCGTTAGGGCTGGCTTTATCAATCATGTAACTAATCGTGAAGCTTTTCTGTTGCGGGTCTCTGTGATCTAAATCGAAACACACAATCGTTCTGTCGTTTACTTCCATACCGCAATCCATGCAACCGCCAGCATCAAGTTTGAACTTTCGCACCATCTGCCTATTCACATCGCCCTTTTTAGGGGCTCGCGGCGCTTTCGGTTTTGGTTTTCTTTTATTTGCGTAATACAGCGTGTTGGCTTGTTTACATGTAGTGCAGTTTTGACCATTTTTCCGATGCCGTAAATACGCAGCTCGAGTGCCACATGGTGCTTGGGGTCTTCCCGAACCTTTCCCGCCCATTAGTCTTTGCCACCCAGTCGCTTGGCAATCAGATCTATTTGTGATGGTCGCCACAGATACCATTCGGCATGCGGGAGTATCGCAAGCGCCCAAGCCTTCTGTGCTGGTGACACTTTCCCGCGTTCAGTTTTCAACTCGGCGAAGATGAGACCGCGTTCTTTGTGGGCTAGCACTAGATCGGGGAAGCCTTGGCCGTCGCTGCGGAACACACCCGGACGCACCTGATGCGGTGTTGGGTGGAACACTAGCCAGCCGTTCATTTTTGCTAGGTGCTCGACGGTGTCTTGCCAGATGCGTTCACTTACGTCGCCCATTGGACCCTCCGAACCAGACGCCGAGAATGAACATCAGCGAGCACGTGCAGACAAACTGAATGAACTCAACCATGGCTCATGGCCTGCCGTTGCCACTGGTCGCGCTCCGCTTCAAGTTGGCTCACTTGTTTTTTTAGCGCCAAAACTTCAAGGTGCGTATTCGCCCAGCCGTTTTGGTTGGCCCTTATTTGCCCATCTTTCATTGCAAGCAAACGGCGTAAACGCTTCGGATTCCAGTCCCACCAAGTCATTCGTAATTTGCTGACCATCAGAATGGTTCCTCGTCGTTGTCGTTGTTAGGTGGCGTGTAGGTGCCAGCCTTCAACGCGTCAATAAGCGCCGTCATGTCACGCTTGTCCATTGACTCAAGCCCTTGCGGGTACGGATGCCCAGCCTTCTTCAACAGTGACTTAGCAAACCCGACCTGCTTATCTGAGGCTGCGCCTGCGGGCTGTGTCACCTGCACAGATGGCATACGAGCGTCAGTGCCTTGGCTCATCCGCTGCACCTTTGACATCTCCTCACGGCTGGGCCGTTTGTTTACATCGGAGCCTGCATAGCCAGCGTTAGCCAACGCTCGACCCACCGCGCTGGTCTCGCAGTTCTCCACGTGGCTCGTTCTGTTTACATTCCCAGAGCCGCGCACCTCTTCGGCGTAGCCCGTAGCAATGCAAATGTCCTCGAGCCATAGTTCTGCACGAATCACACAGATGTCTGCACCGGGGGCGCTAATCATGTGGGTGATGGTGCGACCGTTGGGGTGGTCGGCTAGCCAACGGGCGTGACGCGCTGCAACTGGCTCGTAGTCGTCAAGGTTGAAACCCATCAGTCGTCCTCCCCTGTTACTTCCATAACTCGGTCGTAAATGCTTTTTGCCTCGAAATAGAACACTGGCAATGTTTCCTCAACAGAGTCCAGCAGGTAGCACCTCGAGCACCTGATTTGTAAACGGTCGCAACTGCAGCTCTTGTTTAGGGTGCCAAGAATGAGGCCCACGATGGTGTGTTTCACTCGGTAGTCGGTTGGGTCGATCACAATTCACCGTCGCTGTTTTTCATCAACTTGAATGTCTGAGAAACCGTAAAACCATCTGCCCATACTGGACGGGTAATAATTTCAACTTCCGCAGGCTCGCCAACATAGGCTTTTACTTCTAAGCCCACAACGTTTGCTGGGTCAATACCAAACATTTCGCACAAAACTAACCCGAGTGTGTGTCCGTCTAAAACTTTGTTCATCTGCCCGTTTCCCATTCGCCAAGGTTTACACCATCGCTGTGTCCTAGTGACGGGTGCCAGCAGTTGGCTAACTCCATGATTCGCGCCGCGGCTTGGCTGAGCCATAAGTGGGCTAGGTAGTTGCCTGACAGGTGAGCGTCGGTGGCTAGGTTCAGTAAACGCTTCGCTAGTTGTTCGTCACTGAGCGCCATTAGCCGCTGCCTTTTTAGCGTCGCGCTTGGCCTTGGCTTCTTGGCGCTTTTTTTCTTGGCGTAGACCGTGCACACAGCCGTCAATGTGAACGTCTAGCAAGTTGTAAACAAACTCACTTAGTTTGATGTTTACAGCCCACGCGCCACGGCGCAACGCTTCGTATTCTTCTTCGGTGACTCTGAAAGCCACTACTTTTGTTTTCATTGTTTCTCCCAATGTTTGTTGTTTTATTTGCAGTTGCGTTTCCAGCGTTGCACCAGCGGATGCTTCGACTTGCACAGCAAAGTCTGTAAACCCATGCAGTTGGACTTTACAACACCCCAACCCCAAGGCCCAACAGGGTGCTTGTAAACACCCCGAGACCAGTGCCCCTCAAACGCGATGTTGTCCACGACGCGGGCCTGTTGAAGCGCGGTGAGACCCGCAGCCGATGAACGGTTAGACCAACGCACCCAAGTGCCTCGAGCAATACCGAACATGCCGGTGTAGGTCTTGGTTGAGTGGTTGACGTCTGCGCCTGTTTCGCACTGGGCTAGGCGACGGTAGAAACGCCAGTCCATGACCAGCTCCTCCCCGTATGCCTTGGTCGGTGTTGCGGATAGGGCGGTGGTGATAAGTGCTATGCACATAATTCGTTTGAGCAATCCTCTGAAACCTCAATAGATGGCCCCCACGGCAAGGTTGTCGACAGTCGGTGGTTGACTGTCACTCGCTCGATCAGGCCGTCTGCAGATGTAAACACCTGCACCAGTATTTTCTTATCTTCCGACCATAACGGAAGCCATCCGTAAACAGGTATCACTTCTCACCCGACATACCGACGTAGATGACTAAGACGGTTGTAAACACGATGATGCCGAAACCGACCCATGAAACGATTGCGTGGATCACTTCAGTGCCTCGAGACCTTGCTGGGTGATACGGCAAACCATAGCGTTTACCTGTGCCACCGTCGGGCGCATAGTGCCTGTCGGCTCAATAAAGCCCATGCGGCGTAAATCGGCGCAACGCTTCCAGCCGTGCAGAATGCCAGCCTGCGACGATGCTTCTTCATCGGTAAGCCCCATGATTGGGTTTTGGGCGTAGATGGCAAGTAGGCGCATAGCTTGTGAGCCGCGCTTTGGTGTGATGTGCTTCGCTCCGTTTACAGACCCTTGCGGGTCGGTGTTGCGGAACAACGGCAGGTCATCGAATGTTGTCATTGTTTCTCCTTGTCCTTGGCGACACCGTCACCGTAAACAACTGTAAACAGGATGTCAAGTATTTGCGAGTTCGCGGGTGGAGCCGGGGAGAAACCAACAACCCCACCCGCTAGCCCCTACGCAAGACCAAGCGCGTAGAGGGCGTTCTATGGCTTAGGAATAGCCTTCCAAGCGGCTTGAAACTCCTCAGCAGATTTCCAGCTGTTCTCAATCTCAACGTGAAGCCATTTGCCACCAGGTGAGCCAAGTGCGGGGCCGTCTTGCACTTTGACCCCTTTGACGCCTTCACCCCTAGAACAGCGATAAGAACGACCCCATGCCTTGGTAGCACCAGGAGCCTTATAGGCATAATCGTGAATCTCGGCGATGCGCAGCTCTTTTGTGTGGGCTAGGAGCCAGTCCCAAGCGATGAGCGCTACTTTGCGGTCTGTGTACCCGATGTCGCATGCCCAGCCTGTTGCGTGCACTGACAGCCATTTGGGGTCGCCTTCAATGGCTTTGGGGTTTTTCATGGTGCGGTTGGAGTAAATGCCCATGTTGGTGAAGCCCCAGCGTCGGTTCATCGCTTTGACAAACCAGACGGTTACGGGTGACGCTTTGCCACCGTTGAACGACGGAAAAAATGGGTATTTACGGGGCACTTGGCGGGTCCTTCGGCTTGTCCTTCAGGCCGTTGCCTGCCAGCAGTCCGATAAGGCCACCGGCGAGGGTCATCAGCATTGGTGACAACACAGCCCACGCTTCGGCGTCGTTTGGTGCTTGCTCAAGTGGTTGCACAACGAATAGCAGGCCGTAGATCAGCGACACGATGGCGGCTACGAATGAGAACGAGAGTGCTATGCCGACGACGAGTATGAGGCGGGCTTTTATTTCTTCGTTGGTGAGGCGGTTTTCTGGTTTCATTGGCATCGTTTTTCTAGTAGGCCGTCGGCTTGGGTGGTTTCGCAGTTTTCGCGTACGCGGTCTGCGCAACTACTCAGCACCAGCAACAAGCCCAGCGTTAGCATTGCGCGCTTCATACTCTGCGTACTCCTCATCTGTCATCTCGCGTACTAGGTCGTCAATTTGGATAAATAAGCGGTTAGTTTCGGATTCCGTAGACACGGATAGTTCCCCCTGTGATTGTCCCTGAAAAGGGAATAAGTGTGAACGCTGTGTGCTGTGTGGCCGACGCTTCGGTGCCTGAATAGGAGCCGTAGGTGGTGGAGTAGTTGATGCCGGTAGCGATGATGCGTGTGTACTTGGCGAGGTTGGGTGCAAGCACTTGGAAGTAGGCGCTGGTGCTGTTTGAGCCGCCGCCAACGTACGTTGCTTTGCTGCCGTTGTTGTCTGTTGCGAGTGTTGGGCCTACGCCCGCGCTGGTGCCGTAAATAAATCCGCCGTAGTACCCAGTGGTGGTTGATCCAAGTTGAATGCCGAGAGCGGTGTCTACTGACATGGTTCCACCCGTAACTGTGATCAGGTAATTCTCGTAATCTGACGAAAACGCACCCGACACAACGACACTAGTAGGAGCGGGGCTAGTTGCGATTGTTTGTGTTTTGACCAGCCACAACCCGACACCATTCATGTCGGACGCGTTCAGCACGTCGCCACTAGCAAATACAGGGAAAGTCATACTGTCATCCTAAAAGGTCTGTCCCGCCTAGGCGAGATTGGTTGAGAATAAATACCGCAGCCCAACGCGCCGACCCCTCAAGCGTCGTCACCCAACGCTCAGGCGTGACCGAGTGCGCAATACGAGACGCCAACATCGGCGTAGTGATCGCATTGCCAGACGGTGGAGTGACCTGCAAAGTGAACCTGTCAAACAACTCGAGCCCGAGCGTGGAAGCCCACGATGCGGTAGGCGACAACACAACCGACACCGGTGACGCTTTGGCGTACACCTGCCCACCCCAGCCCACAATAATGTCGGCCACCTGATCGGCGTCCTCAATGGTCTGCACCTGCGTCGCAATAAACTGCTCAGCCTCGCCGTAGGTAGCGCTACTGGTTGTGTTCTCTTGAATGTAAACACCGCCGCCACTCATCTCGACATTTGCCACGTTGCGCATTGAGTCGCCGTCGTATTGCAGTTGAACTTCGGTGCCGATGGAGTTGCCCATAAAGCCGACGCCGTTGCCGTATTCGGCCTGCGGAACAATCGAGTCGGTTTGGCTGCGGATTTGCGACTGGCTGTAAAGCGTCAGGGTGCCCGCCTTGTTTACAAACATCGGTGCAAACTCCGAGTTTGATACCTTGGTTAGTTCTGACGATGCTGTGGGTGCGTCGGGTGTTAGCGCAAGCACTTCTGATGCGGGGCTTGCGGGTGTGGACACCAGCGACGACGAAAACTGGGTGTTGCCAATAATGCGGGTTACACGCGCCGAACTTGTTTCAGGGTATTGGGCGTCGCCCAGACGGACCACTTCTTGGACTTGTGCTTGGGTAAGTATTGACGGGATGAGCGCTAACTGTTGGAACTCGCCACGGCCCAAAGAAAAAGTTTCATAGTTTGGAACCGCTGTGCCTGCGTTGTCTGACCTTGCGCTAGTGACGTCAATGCCGTCGATGTAAATCTTGCCCGCCCCTGTGCCGTTGTCGTATGTAAACGCAAAGTGGTGAGGCTCAGAAGGCTCGTACAGTGTGGTGGACTCCCATGAGTAGGTTCTGATGCTGTTGTTGAACGACACAGTGAACTTGCCGTAATCACTACCACCGGTGCTGGTGTTCAAGGCCATTTCCAACGAACCGCCGAACATGGTCCCAGCAAACTGTGACGCCAGCGTGTCAGCCGAAGTGCCTCGGCACCAATACATAGCCGTAAACGAACTGGTGGCGCTTGGTGCCACGTTTGCAAGTTGGATGGCCGCGCCGATGTAAAAGTCAGACCCAAGAGACTGCGACGGCAAACCTGTGGCTATGCGGGAACCCGGGAAAGCGGTGCCTGAGGAGACAACCAGTTTCGACGGGGCGGAGCCGCTATCAACAAGAGTCAGGTCGGCTGAGCGGTACCAAGTAATCGGGTCGTCCAACTCAAAGTAATGCCGTGGTGAAAAGCCAAGAATGTAGGGGCGTGCCCAGTCGGCTGGCATAGACGATGAGCCGAGCAGTTGCAACGCGTCAAAGCATTGAAGGGTGACAGTCGAGTCGGTGCCTGCTTCAGTCCACTCGGGTGGCCACCCAGCGATGAAGCCACGGAACACATCGTAGGTGGTCCCGCTGAACGTGGCGCGTATACGGATTTGGCGACGCGGAAGCAAATTGCCGTAGTACGGTCCAGTTGTGTTGAACGGGTCAAAGCGGCGATCACGATTAGACAGGGTTACCGTTGCAGAACCGTCTGCCTGCAAAGTCCAGTCGTCGGGGATGCCTCGAGAGATGTCCATACCGCGCACATAGGCGGTTACGTCAGTCCAAGTAGGCGACACCACATACGGGCCGTCTGTAAACGCAATCTCAACAACAGACACCGGGTACGGCATTATCGGCCACCGCTTCTGCGTTCCCACGCACGAATCGACTGGTTCACCGCTTTACCGACAGACGCCGCGTCACCCACTACGCCGTAAACGTTGATGGTCACTTGGGCGTTTTCAGGGTTGCGACCCGGCAACGCAAACGACGGCAAAGTGGAGACGGTGCCAATGCTTGGTGTGGGGTCAAAACCGAACGCACCCCCAATCCTGTTAGCCACAGCACCTACAGGGGTAGCCGACGCTGCACGCTGCGCAAAGTTGAACACCGACGCCAACTTGTTGGCTTTTTCGGCAAGGTCATTCAGTGTGCGACCAGCCTGATTCAATTGCCCATTCTCGTCGTACAGCAAACTCTTCAAGATGTACTTGAGTTCTGCAAACGCTCCAGCGACGCCATCTTTACCGAACGCGTCAGCAATCTGGATGCCGTATTCCGCTAGGCGCTTCAGGTACGGAAGTACCGCCTGCCCTAGCGACTCTTTCAACTCGTCAATGGTGATACGGAACCGAGCCATCGTGCCCTCAAAAGTTTGAGCATTAGCCAAAGCCGAACCGCTAAAGCGCTTCTCAAGGTCTTGCTGGACGTCGTTGAAGTCCATCCCCTTGAGTTTTACTTTGTCGTAGCCAAGACCGAGACGAGTCAAAGCGGTGTTAGAACCGTCGTACGCCTTGCTCAGAGCGTCTGTGACGGCTCTTAGGGGCTTGCCTGTACCAGCAGACACATTGAGCGCCAAATTGAGCAAACGCTGCGCCTTGTCAAAGTCACGAGTTGAGCGGATAATACGCGCATACGCAGGACGCAACTCATCATCGGCCACACCGACAGCGCGCTGGGTCACGTCAATGTAATCCTCAACCGACGCAATCTGGGCATCCGTAGCCTTAGTAGACGCACGAATAGACAGCGCTAACTGCTTTTGGGCTTTCTGATCGTCGGCAGCCATACGAGCAAACCCGACCAACTGTTGCCCAGCCTGAAACGCAGCAGCACCTAACGCAGCAAAAGCCGCAGCGCCAGCCAAAGCGCCAGCCTTGAGCACAAACTTGACCTTGTCGCTAGCCGTCTCAAGTTGCTTGAAGGACTTGATGGCCTTCTGAATGCCCTGACCTGCGAACGTGGTTGAGATAGGTATCGACAGCATTAGTTCAGTTCTTTCTGTACGCGCTTAGTGACACGGAGAATGGATGCGCGCAACTCATCCTCAAACAGTCGGCGCGACCTGTAAACAGCGGGGCCGATAATGCGTGTGCGACCCGGTGCTAACTCACCTAGCGAACGCTCGAGGCTGTTGGCGTTGCGTCGGCCCGCAGTCTCAAAGATGGCGGCTGCCTGATCGCGTTGAATAATTGAGATGGTGTTGTCGGTGCGTCGGTCGGTATCCACTTTGACCTGTACGCCACGCTGGGCCTTAGCGACTGTAAACGGAAACAACTGCCGACCATCCTGCGACCACTTACGCGACATACCAGACAGCGGCACTTTCGTGTAGCCACGGCGCACGTTATCAACGGCGGGCTGGGCAATACGGCGAGCATCGGAGACAAACTGTTTACGAAGACCCGGCTCGATTTTGTTGAGAGCGCGGATGGTGTCACGCAAACCAACAAACTCCATGTTTGCGTCGTATGGCATCAGCCCTCCTTCATGTCTTCGGCTGCCTTTAGCACTGTCGCCAGTGTGTCTAGGTCAAATGGTATGTCAGGAGGCCAATACCCTGTGCGAAGTAGCAAAGACGCTAGTCCGTAGTTGTATGAGCCTCGGTCGTAGGGTTTACAGGTTCGTTGTCCACCACTTCAATGTTCTCGAGACGCTTGACGTATTCGTCAAAGACAATCGGCACGGAGATGCTGTTTTGTTTACAGCACTCCCACGCCATGAACGCTAGGTCCTCGACTCCGATGCCTTCGCCCAGTTGTGACGCTTTGCGCTTGAACTTGCGTTCCCAAGCCACAATCACGCCAAGGTTGGTCGTGACGGTGTAGTGCTGGTCACGCTCGGTGACTTGCAATGTGAGTTTCATAGTTTCTCCCTATGTGTTGGATCAGGTGATGTCGCGTGCCCAAGTGCCGCCGACCCAGTTGGCGGTTACGGTTGCCATCTCACCCACGGTCGAGTTGATAGGTGTAAACGACGCCAGCATTGCGTTGGTGATCGTGTACTCAGGGTTAGACGCAGACTCGGTCGTGCCCGATGGGCTAATGACGAGTGTGGTGGTACCGAGACCGACCATCGCTGCAAGCGCTGTTTCTACTTCCGACGTGGCACCTGTACCACCGTACGACAAGAAGAAAGTGATGCTTACGTCAACCGACTGAAGACCCGGTGCGAACTTGTGGCCCGTATCACCGAAGGCTGTGATTTCGAGCGAGTCGGAGCCGATGGTAAGTGTGCACTGGTTCGCTTGGTCAGACAAGTCATAGGTGGTGGCACCCTGAGTGATGTTGATGGTCGCGTTGGATAGGAAAGTTGTGGTTGCCATGGTTAGCTCCTTTTTACAGCAATGGCTACGGATAGGTCATACGTCGGTAGGTCTTGCCCGCCGACACTCGCAAGACCGGGTCGTAGATCAGTGACCGCGATGGGGCTGTTCATGATTTGGTCCGCGATTTGCATGAGATAATCGCCCGCATCTTGGTTGCCCGGGGGTGGGGCCAAGACGCGTAGGCGTAGCTCAATGTCGCCAACGTTGTATGTAAACGCGGTGACAGTGGGCAATTCAATGAGAACGGAAAGGGGGCGAGCGTTACGCGGGTCAGTAATCGGCACAAGGCCCAAAGCCGTGAGCGCTGTTTTGCAGGCCGTTACAGCGTCATACAGGATGCCCGACGATGACATTACGCAACCTGCGCTCTGCCACAGCCAAGAAGCTGCATGATGCGACCCAGCGTTGCCGACGGTGAAGCACCGATCGCCATTGAGTCAAATGACGCAAACGAGTCCACTGAGCCACGTTCACGGTAAAGCGTGGCGGCATACATAACGGTTCCGAGTTTGACGTCGGCGCTAGGCACCGTAGTCATCGAGTCGATGTAGCCAGCCTCACGACGCTTGCGATAACACCAAGCGTTGGAGGCGTTTACACAAACACCCACGAAGGCTGTGTCGTTAGCGGTGGCAACGTCAATGCCGAGCCATGAAGTGACGTCGGCTGCAACGATCCACGACACCGACTGCGTATACGTCAAAGTCCCAGACTCGGCCTCATAAGCAACGTCGGCTCCGTTGTTTACATAGATGACTTGGTTCTGGCGGGGGATGTCATAGTCGAAGACTAGATACCCCTCGTCGTCCACGCCATCTAAGTAAAACGGTTCGGTTGAGATAACTGTCGCTGTGGCGTTGAAGCCAGTAAGTGCAACAGCACCGATCGTGACGGAGTCGCCCGGCTGAACCTCGGCGTCGGTAAGGGTCTGGACAGCCGCGTAGTTGTCTACGCGTCGCACATGCGTGATAGTGCTTACTGCCATTTCAGACCCTCTCCCGAACTACCTAGTAATTAGGCGATTGCAGCCTTGACAAACTTGCTGGAGTCAATCATCAAGCTTGCAAAATATCCGCGGAATGCGATTGTGCGTGACAGCGTCGATGGTGAGTCAATGCTGATTGCGCCCTTCTGCTGTTCGTAAAGCTCGTAGCCAGATGCATCTGCGACGATGATGGTGCCTTCTGCAAAGTTGCGGTCAACAACAACTTGCAAACCGAAAGCGTTGCCGCCGTACTGGTTTACACCAAGGTTGCCGTAAGCGTTCATTGGGCCAACCTGCGGGAACAACGGACGATCCGATGTGTCTGAAAGGCTGAGAAGATACGCCCACCACGTTGGGTCGACAAACAAGTGACCTGGGAGGTTGCCGTTTGACGAGTTCAAAATGGTCTTTGCTGCAGTTGCAACCCATGTCTGCCAGTAAGCAGGGTCTTGGTAGGACGCGTTAGCAAATGCTTGGGTAACTGTTGCACCAGAAGCCAACTGGTCCGCTGCATAGTTGTCGGTGGCGTTTGCGTAGATACGGCCCATGTCGTCAAGCACGACGGACAAGATTGCGGGATCACTCCAGTCAATATCGGCTTCGGAGATGTTTACATACCCCCCGAAAATTTGCTTGGTGCACTGGTTGTTGAACACGACCATGGTGCCGGCTGTTGGTGACTGCTCACCGATGCTTGCGCCGATGCTGGTGTGTGTGGTCACCTCTGGACGGATGAACACCTTGCCACCTGCGGGCATTGCGCGTACACCAACTGCGTCCACAACTGGACGAATACCGATGAAGTTGTTGTAAACAGGCGACACGATTGGTGTAGGAAGAACACCGGGTGTGTCGGTTGTGACGATGTCTGGTGCACCTGCGCGAATTGCTTCGGACATTGCACGCCACTGGTCGCCACCTGCGACTGCTGCAGCGATGTATTCAACTGCGGTTGGCATTTTTACTTCACGCTTCGCAGCTGCGAAAACGATGGGGGCTGTTGGAACGATTTCAGCCGAAGCCTCAACCGCTGGGGTTTCTTGTGACATGGTTTCCTCCTCAGGAATGTCATTTGGGTTGGGTTCGACAGCGTCTTCCTCTTCAGGTTGAGACGCAGCGATTTCTGTTATGACTGCATCCGAAAATGCAGGCTGGGCGACGAGCGATATCTCGATTAGGTTGGCCTTGGAGACCACCATGACGCCGTTCTTGTCGTACTTGAACTTGACCGGTACTGCACCGACCGAAACAGAGTCATACGCGCCAGCCTTGACCAACTCAATGGCTTCGTCGGCGGCGCGGGTCTTAGCAAACTTGGCTGTAAACAACAGGCCCTCATCGGCTTCGACAATCTCGGTAACAACACCACGCAGCTGCGTCATGTCGTGACCTTCGAGCAACTTAGGGGCCTTGGCGTTTACGTCAAAAGCACCCTTACGGAAAAGCACAGATTCACCACTTGACACTTGGGCGGGCGTGTCCCAAGGAACTGCCACACCCGTAATCGTCCGGGGGCTTTCCTCACCCGCCGAAGCGTCAAGCGTGATGGGCACAGAAACAAACTCAATCATTAGCGTCCTCCATTGAACGATCACGGGAGTCCTCGGCTACGCCTGCGTAGTCCTCCATGTTGAACTCGACATAACGACCACGTGGCAAGACGTTGTCACCCGACAAGGTTTGCTCGATGCAGTCGAGGTAGATGCGAGCACCGAAGAGATACAGGTCTTGACGAGCCTGCTCTGCGTTTTGGTATGTCATCGACGCGCCCTCAGTGGGGGCTGAGACAAGGTACGCGGGGATGTTGCATAGGCGAGCCATTTCGAGCGCCTGATACTTGCGCTGGTCAGAGATGACCTCTTGCGGGTTCTGCTTGTATTCACGGAACTCAACTTGGCGCGACAAGGCACCGATGGCGTTCTGTTTACGGGCGTTAGCCCAAGCCGAAGCGAGAGATCCAAGGTCCTCACCGCTTAGGTCTTCGCCGTCAATCTGTTGCAGGTAACCCGGCACTGTTTCCAGCTGGGCGTAACGGTCCGCTGCCTGATCCAAGTAGATGCTGGTGTTGATAGCGCGTGCGCCAATCTTCAAGATGCCTTCGATCGGGCTGATGAACTGGATGACGTTGTTTACGTCTATCGGTTGGCCGTTGAACTCAAGCTCGTCCGACGGGCCGTAAAACTGCGGATAACCAGTCTGCTGAGTGCTTGACATGTTTGACGCAGGAAGCCATGTAAACGCTGCGGGGAAACCTTGTGCGCCAGAACCTTGCGGGGCGTAACGGCGAGTCACATAGGCGTAGGCGACACCGTAGAAGAACAGGTCGCTGAAGATGTTTACATAGAAGAACGAGCGTGACACTTTCGGGTCTGGGCGTTCCATCCAAGGCTCAAGCGGTAGATAGATTTCTTCGTAGTTGTCGCCCATCCACTGCTTGCTGTAGTGCTTCAACTCGAGCGAGCCGATAAGGCCAGCAATCAGGTCGCGAGAACGGGACACCGTCGGCACCGACAGCGCTTTGATCTCGTCCGAGCCTGTCTGGTAGTACAGGAAGTTGCCAACATTGGCTGCACCAGCGGCAGCCTTGACGGGGGCGGCAGCGAAGTGCGCCGTTTCAACCTTGCGTGAGAAAATACCCATGTGGTCGAAGTCTGCCACGGGTTAGTTGCAAATGCAAGTACCTTACGCAGAAACTCCGAAGGCGACTCGACCCGATGATGGCGGGCGAGACACCAACGCGCTGGCGGCAATCAAACAACGTGCAGCTTCGATAGGACCGGGCGAGCGTTGGCTTGAGATCACAACCGAGTTCTGTGCGCGTACCAGCACAGCCCGACCGACATGTTCGGCAAGCATCTCACCGCCGTCGTGCTTTATCTTGTTCTCCCCAATAAGCGAGCGCACAATTTGGGTCCACTTCAACAGCTCGCCGTAGCCCCACTCAATCTTGCGACGCTGGTATTTCTCAGGGCAGTGCAGCGCCAACGACGGGGTGATAGCCAGCGTGACCTTCGGATCACCGTCAAGCACTCGGGCGATGTGTTCCCACAGCTGGGCGATGCTGTCCGTGGTGAACCGTACCGACACAAGGATTTCTCCTGCGGTGTTCTTCCGTGACCAGACCCCGACGTACTTTGAGTCGTCCACAGCCGAGTCCACAGCCAGAATGGAGTTACCGCCGTCGTGGGTTAGGTCCTCCGCGACGCGGTCGCCCCACATGCCGACAGGCAACCACGACGATGCGGCCGCCACCCACAAGTTGCAGTGAGCACGAAGAAACTGGTTACGGTCGGGTGCCGCAGCTGCAGCCTGTAAACCTTTGACCGTGATAGTGCGCCCAAGGCTCGGGTTTGCATAACCCCAATAGTTTGAGTCGAGCGGGTCTACCGACGGCATCGACCACTCAGCAAAATACAGGTCTCCTTGAGTGCCCGAGTCAATAAGGGCTAGTGCCTGCTCACGAAGTTTCAACATCGCACGAGAAGATTCGTCGCCAGCCGTTGAAGTCATCCAACACATCGGGCTAGGTACCGCAATCTGGCTAGGAAGAAGTGCGCCGAAAATGGTGGACTCAGACATGGCCCAGATTTCGTCCAGCAACAGAATGTCCCACGTCCCGCCGTGTTTCTTACCGGTCGCAGACGTCACCTTGTAAACCGAGCCGTCAACCATCTTGACCTGATGCCGACCGTAAGCCCACGTCACCTTGCACAACCCAGACTCCTCCCACAACTCAAACGTTTCACGCAGCTCCTCAAACACCTCGGTCGCAAGGCTCAACTCGTGGGCCGTAGAAAGGATGCGCACCGGGCGACCCCAAATGCGTGGCAATTCCGACAAAGCCCAGCCAACAATTGCAGCGTTCATGCTGGTCTTGCCGTTCTGACGCGCCGCACTAATCAAAGCCTTCGAGTGGATAAACGTCTGGTCGTCGCGCACCGTAAAAGCATCAGTCAAAGCACGTTCCTGCCAAGGAAACAACACACGACCCAAATGATCCGCAGACCAAGCCGCAATAGAAGGCCCAAAGCTTTGACCCCCAGCAGTCGGCGTGACCAACCTCGGCTCAGTTCGCCCCAATAGTTCCTGAGTAATGACGGTCTTGGATGAATCCATTGTGAGTGATGACTGTTCGTTGGATAACACAGGAGAAATGGTCGGGGG